GTCACCTACATTTTGCCATACCGCGTCTTGGTTGGTGTCTATGTTTGACCAAATGTTGACGTATCCAATGTAGCCGACGGTCTGGATTTCTAGTACATATGACACAGACTGCGCAGCAAAAGATATGTTACCAACGTAGCCAACGGCTTGAACCTCAGTAACTGTTGTTGCAGTGCCAGAACCCGTAGTTACTTGCACATTCTCTGTTTGGCTCTGGGATTGAACGCCACCAACGCCTGTATTAGCCCCAGTTTGAACATCTACAGTACCAATTCGACCTTCTGTTTGAACCGTAAAGATGTCTGTATTGGCTGCGGCTTGGATAGCTACGACACCTATTTGACCGCCGGCTTGTACCCCCGTGGTGTTGGCAGTGCCAGCTATTTGGGCAGAAACGGTAACTGCGCCCAATTCGCCTTGAGCCTGTACCCCTAATGGATAAACAGTCATGCCAGTGGCGATAAATACAGCGCCAACCTGACTATCTGTTTGAACCCCTATGGGGTAGATAGTCGCGCCAGTGGCAGTGGATACAACGCCAACTTGGCCTTCAGCTTGCGCTCCAGAAACGCCCGCAGTAGCTGCTGCTTGGACAGTCGCAGTACCGATCTGATTATTTGTTTGAACCCCTATGGGGTAGATAGTCGCGCCAGTGGCAACAAATACCGCGCCAACCTGACTGTTTGTTTGAACCCCTATGGGGTAGATAGTCGCATTAGCAGCAATGAATACAGCGCCAACTTGGCCTTCAGCCTGCACCCCAGAAACGCCCACAGTAGCTGCGGCGCTAGCAATTACAGTGCCAACTTGTCCTTGAGCGCTAACTCCTGTCGGGAACACATTGGCAGATGTGGTAATAACTACATTGCCAGCCTGACCTTGGGTGATAACTCCTGTTACGTATGTGGTGTTGCCAGCAGAACCTACTACGGTGCCGACCTGACCCTGTACTTGTGTACCTGTGAGATAAACGTTGGCGGAAGTTGAGATGCCTACGTTGCCAGCTTGACCTTGACTCTGTACGCCTACTGGGTATACGTTGGCAGAAGTTGAAATGCTTACATTGCCAGCTTGACCTTGGGCTTGTATACCTGTGGGATATATGTTGGCGCTGGTAACACCTGCTATGTTGCCAACCTGACCCTGAGCCTGAACTCCTACTGGATAGACGGTTGCACCGTTGGTAACGACTATTGAACCCAATACGCCTTGGGCTTGTGTACCTGTGGGGTATACGATGGCGCTAGCTACTACTTGGGTAGTGCCTAATTGGCCTTGAGCCTGAACTCCTAACGGGTAAACAGCCCCAGTAGCAACTACATTTACATTGCCTGTTTGGCCTTGAGCCTGTATCCCGGAAACGCTTACATTAGTCGCAGCTTGAACTAATACTGTACCTATTTGCCCTTGAGCCTGCGCCCCAACTGGATATACATTGGCAGAAGTTGAGATACTTACGGCACCAACCTGACCTTGCGCCTGAACCCCCGCTGGGAATGTATTGGCGTTCGCTGCAACTACTGCGCTACCTATTTGGCCTTGAGCCTGTACCCCGGTAACAGCGAAATTAGCCGCCGCTTGGACAGTGACATTACCAACTTGGCCCTGAGCCTGAACACCTGTTGGGTACACATTGGCAGAAGCAACTCCGGCTACAGTACCTGTTTGTCCTTGAGCTTGAACACCGCTAGCGCTTACGTTAGCTACTACTTGAACCGATGCAGTGCCAATTTGACCTTGGGCTTGGACACCTAAAGTAGCAGCGGTAGCTGCTATTTGAACTGATACTGTACCTACTGCTCCGGTGCCTGTGACATTAGAGTTTCCAACACCCCAGCCTTGTTGACCCCAGCCTTGTTGACCCCAGCCTTGGAACGCTACCGTAACATTTACCGGAGTTCCTTGGAATGCAAAGAAACTGAAAGATGCAACCCCACGCATTGGGTTGGCTACAACTTCTCCTAACTGACCCTCAGACTGAACTCCAGAAACAAGTACTGTGCTGGAACCCTGCGCAATTACGCTGCCAGATTGGCCGCTAGATTGGACGCCAGAAGTGGTAGCGTTACCAGAAGCTGCGATAGCAGCAGTGCCTATCTGACCTTGGGCCTGAACACCTACAACAAATGTTGTTAGCCCAGCAGAGGTAGCCGCAATGCCTATCTGGCCTTGAGCCTCAACCCCGGAAGCTAGAACATTGCTAGCGGCTTGGGTAGCAACAGCCCCAATCTGGCCTTGAGCCCCAACACCGGTAGCAGAAACATTACTAGTGGCTTGGGTAGCAACAGCCCCAATCTGACCTTGGGCTTGAACACCGGTAACTAAAACATTGCTAGTGGCTTGAGTAGCAACGGCCCCTGTTTGGCCTTGGGCTTCAACACCTACTACAGATGCAATAACTGGAACTGCTGGGGACTCTAATCCGCCTGTTGCATTGATAGCAAAGCTGGCATTACCGTATATAAACCCGGAATTTTCTGCTAGGTCGCCCCAGCTATTGCCCCAGCTATTACCCCAGCCGGTAAATGAGGTAGCCATTTAAGCCCCCCAAGGATTCGCGGCGCTGCCTACTCCATTGACTACCACATCGTTGACCTTTTTAATGTTCACTGCTGGTGGAGCCGCATTCATAGCTGCAAGGATAGATGCAGTGGTTAGTGTGGTGGCATCCACCGTACTCCCAGACATAGAGCCAATAGCGTAGGGTGTGACGTAGCCTGTGATTGCAAAGCTGCTCGCGCCCGATGCGCTACCAAAGCCGTTCAACGTAGCCCCGCTACCAGTCAACGTGAAGTTGGCTGAACCAATTGCGTTAAGCACCGCTGTGAGCAGGGGGTTGTTGGTGTTCAGCGTGAACGATGCCAAGCCAGCACCGAACGTAATCAACTGCCCCGCTGGGGTGTTGGTGTTGATGCTTAGAGTCGCCGTGCCTGTAGTGGTGATACCACCGTAAATTACCGATGAGGGTGTGATGGACAGCGTGGCTAAATTGACGGAAGACATCGCCCCATCCCTTTGGGCCAGCATAAACGCCGAACCTGCAACTTGGCTACCACTGGGCGCATAGGAGCCTTCGGGTATGGAGTACAGCTTGAAGCTGGTGGTCTGGCCGTCTTGGTAAAACCGATTACGTAGCATCCCTGCCTTGCCAAAGGCAGAACGAAGCTGGGGTTCTACAGACGTAGTGGAGCCCCCGATAAAACGGGCAGGTATCTTATGGAATACCGAACCGTTACCGTGCAGCATGGGTTAGCCCCAAACAGTGTCAATATGACCAAAATACGAAGTGTTGATGGGTACAGCCGCACCTGCATACAGCGCCCAATTCAAGCAAGCGCCGTCATAGATGCGGGGCATGGAGGGCAACATGTTCACAAAGTCGCGCTCTGCCGCTACACCTACCGTAGTAATAGGCAAGAAGGCCAAAGGCTTGCAGATGATCAGATTCATCACACCCGAGGTCATGGTGGCGTTGAAGTTGATGTTTTGCACACTGGCAATACCCGAATCACCAGACTGCAAGGGCAAGAACGGGCCGTACTTACCGATACCTGTACCAGCGTAAGGAATCGAGCCTACGGGGGCTGTGGTGTTCAGCAGGGGTAAAGATGGGGCTGATGGGGTCAAACGGCCTGAGACTGAGGCGGTGTTGGTGTAACCCAACTGAACGGTGGGAGTACCCGCGCCCATGACGATTGAAGGCACTAAGAAAGCTCTAACCCCTGCGCCGTTGGCGTAGCGAGGCCATGCGGCTTGACCTGTGAATGCCTGTGTACCTGTGACGGTGGTGCTGGTGATGGTGAAGCAAGCCAGCATGTCGTACAACATAGCCACGGCTGGGGCAGAAGTAGTAGCCGCGCTGAATATCGAGGCGTTGGAGAGACTCTTGTTGCTTACTCCTACATCGCCACCGTGGTAAATACCGTTGGGAGTGCCTGTACCTGTAATGGTTTGGGCTGTGACGGTTTGGGAGATGTTGACGGTGTAAGTACCCGTGTTGTTGGCACCTGTACCCGTACCCAGCGCAGTGATGTAGGTGCCGGGGGCCACGCCTGTGCCGGAGAGCAACATACCGACTGTAAATCGGCCTGAACCGTGTGTGGTGTCGGTAAAAGTAGTGGTGGCGATAGACCCACCCAATGCGCCTGTAGCAGCGGTGATGCTGGTGGTTTCGCTGACGTTTTGCTGCACCAAGTTGGCAGCACTTCCAATCACAGCGTTGACGCTAGGGTTACCTGCACCCATTGAGAGGTCATACCACTGACCTGCGGCATAGGCTGTCGTGGGGAGCGTGTTCTTGTTGAAGTCTGAACGGTAGGTCTGACCCGCCGACATGGCGTTGATCAGGGAGTCCATTGAAGTTAAAGCCATATCAATTCCTTAGTTCCAGAAAGTTTCGATAGTTCCCATCAGGGGAACACCAGACAAAGATGCATTAGGGCAGCAAATCAGATTAAGGTAGGCGTCGTCTTGGATCATAGGCAAGTCCATGAAGTCCACCACAGGTACTCGCTCCATAGGCGCGTCAATGCTTCGCTGGGCAACGTTCTCTATTGGATAGACTAACACAAACGAAATCAGCCCGATGTCACCCTGCACAAATGTTACGCTGTCAATTTTCTGCACTCCTGTGTCGCCCGGCTGAAGCGGCAAAAACGGCCCTGTAGCCTCTCTGCGCCCGTTAACTTGAGTAGGCTGGGAATTGATGATTGTGCCGTTCACCACTTGAGTATTGCAAGACACAATGGGCGTTATCCTACCCGATACCCCGTCCGAGTTCGTGTAAGTCACAAAGAACTGAGGGTTGCCCACACCGTTCTGACCTGCCACCTCGACTGCCATGATCTTGACGTTCTTACCATTGGTGTAACGGTTAATAGTCACCGTATTGTCCAGCGCTTGCGGGTCAGTAATCGACATGTCCACAAACGGGTAGAACAGCAGGTAATCACACAAGATGTAGCTCATAGGAGCCGCTGACGCATTAGCCGTCATCACCGTAAAGCTCTTAAGGTACTTTTTAGCGCTGCCTACGTTAGCCCCGTGGGGGATACCCCCGTCTGTGCTTTGGGCCAATCTCACTGCAATGTTGGGAGAGGCTGCGTAGTAGTTTGGTACAGGGTTGCCCGGTGACATGGACAGATCGAACCAAATCCCCGCATTCGTGGACTGCGTGGGGGTCTTTCTCCATGCACTGAAAAAGCTCTGCCCTGCGTTATCCGCATCGACCATAGCTTTCCAGTTGACGAAGGGCATTTAGTCTGCCGACACGCTGACGCTGCCGATTCCGAACTGTGGCTGGATGCCCGAGCTAACGTTGAGCGTAGAGGTCAAAGCGCCAGAGATCATCATGTTCACAGCAGTACCACTGGCGGGGCCTGTATCGACCACAGCAAAGTGGGTGATGGCGTTGGTTCCGGCTGTGCAAGCACCAAACTGAATCAGGTTGGCATTGGTAAACGCAGCGCCATTACCGCCGCCGTTGTTCCATGCGCTGGCCTTGGTCAGGGCTACACGGGCATAACCTGTGTAGTTGGCCTCTGCTACCAAAGAAGCAGTCTCACCGGGGTCTGCGGTAAACAGGGCTAGGTACTGAGTGGCACCTGCGCGATAGCTGGGGTCTGTACCTTGCAGGAATGCTGCGAGTGCTGCGGTCTCTGTAACGTTTGATAAAGACATGTCTACTCCTTAAGCGATACGTAGAATCGCATTGGTTGCATCTGCGGTTGGGAATTGGATTGTAAAGTCACCTGCGGTAGATGTCTTGTCCGCACCAAAGTCTAGTACCGCTACTGCTGGGTTAGTAGCCCCATCGAACAAATAAATCAAAGCCCCGCGAGCAGTGATAGTAGATGATGTCCAAGTAATGTTAGCAAAGTTAACAAATGCAGTTGTTCCAGATGAAGTAGGTATCTGTGAAATTGTTAACGTTTTACCGCCAGCAGTGTATCCAGTACCCACTACTTCGTTAGTGGCTGCGTATGTGGCGGTAGCGGCGCTTAGTGCGGCTGCGGAAGTGTACAGTGCTATTTTGTAGACCTGTGTAGTGCCAGTGTTAAAGTTAAATTGCCCAGAGAGCGCTCCAACTTTGAACGATGTGGTCATACCTTGTGTGATTGCCATGATTACTCCTTAAATGATTCGATCCGGGTTTGAACGCTGCTTACGATACGGGTATTTTAACTTGCCCATCTCTGTAAGCATCCATTCTTTGCTTTCCATCACCCAAGTTTTTAAGCATGGCAATGGCCTGTACATAACGCTCGCTATAGAGTTTTATCATATCTGGCTCGCCCTTCATATACGTAATAGCTTCGCACATTGTGCCATATAGTAGAGCGGAATCAAAATTATCTCCAAGCCATGTAGTGTTCGCGGTAACGATGGACTCTGGGTAATAGTAGAATTGGAACTCTACATCATATGTGGCATCGGGCGTAGGGCCAAGTAAAAACGTAAGTTCTGTAACGTTTCCAGATTGAGGGCCAAAAATAGCATAGTGCTTGGGCCTACCACGAAACGCTACTGCTGTGCCCGGATAGGCTTCACGTATGAAGTTCACATCTTTGTTCAGCAGGAAAAAATACTCATTATTACTAACTACCGCGAGCGAATATGCAGACAAGAAATCGTTTGGGGCCGACAAATAAGGGTTACCAATAGTAGCGGAGCCCATCACAGTTTTGCGCAGATTAGCTATCTGGACAGTGTTATATATGCGTTGTTCCGCTTGCCTAATGAGCGTGTTCATGTCCGCTGTGGGAAACGTATTCTCACAGTAATCGGAAACAGCGATAACAAGCTCGTTATAGGTCATGCCATTGGGCCCCTAGCCATCACACCTTTAGTAGCCGCGCCGGTTCCACGGATTTTGATGCCATCAGTCTTGACAGGTCTCTCGCCACCAGATTTGCTGATATTGCCAACACTCATGTCGTACTGATCCGCCTTACTATTGTTTGCGCCCTTGCCGGGGTTAGTAGAAGCTTTCACTTCTTTACCACTCATAGTGTGAGGCTTGGCATACACAGAGGCATCACCTACCTCTTTGCCCATCATCTTTTTGCTGAACTTAGCCATTATTTGCCCCTTGAAGATTTCATCTGGTTGGCAACTTTAGCCATACCACGACCCAACTGCTTCATCTGCAAGTTAGTCTTGCCACCCTTAGCAAACTTTTTAGCGCCGGGGTGCAAGCGCTTTTCGTGCGCTGAAACTTCCTTGTCGGCTATAGCTTTAACTTCTTTCTTATCCATTCCCAACTCCTAAGTTACGTTTACCGTTACTGTACCAACAAAACCCGTCGCTACCAAGTTATTTGGTGTAAGCGCGTTATCAAAACTTTTAGCGCCCCCAACAGGGTTCCACCCCCACTGGATGTTTCTAGAGCCACCAGACAAATTGCCATTTACATTGACCCCAGAAGTTATGTACGTATTGTCTCTACGTGGATTACGAAGGCCTTGTGGGTCTTCTACCGGATACATACCCAGCATCAACTGCGGATGGTCAGGATCCCAACAATCTGGGCATACCAACAACTCGTACTTACGCTGCTTAATAACCTCTGTCTTGAGCTGCTTTAACAGGTACCGTTGACCACAACGGTCGCATTCAGCAATGGCTTTCTTGCCAGATGCAAACTTATTACCCATTAGCTACTACCAATAAATGACCGCATTGGGACAAACCTAACTGATGCTTTCTCGTGATCTTCACCCGCTGCCAAAGTAAATTGCTCATCGTATGTTTGCTTAAGCATGTCCATGCGCCCTTGCAGTTCAGGCACTTTCATGGCTATATAGTAGGCTAAGCCTGCCACTACGCAAGGCAGAAAACGGAAATTCATGTCGGCTGTCTGGACACCCGAACCTGCATCTTGGATACGACGCATGCGGTAATACACAAATTCATATGGTGTAGAGTCGTCTGGTGTAGGCCATACCGTCACTGCTGGAAGTTGGGGAACAAACACCGACGCCCCGCTTGTATGAGCCGCCGCTGCGGTGTTGTTCTGTCCACGGAAGCAATTACCGACTGTGTTTCCTGAGATATATCCGTAGTAGATTGTTTCGCTGTCGAGCTTAATGTATCCAGACGAAGCTAGCCCAGAGGTTGAGCTTAGAGTAATTGTAGTGCTCGTACTGGTAATGTTAGCAGCAAGGGTTAAGGCTGTAGGGGCAGTTTCCCCCGATAGGCGCTGCACCCAGACCTGAATCGGTCTAGCTTGTTGCAGCTTGTTTGGGATAGTGGCGTAAGTAGAAACACTGATACGCGTGATTGTTAGATCCGCTTGTGTAGATACGCTATTAGACCCAGTGCGGATAACGTGATCTAGCAGGTCAATAGTGTCTAGGGGCAACGGGTAGGTGTTCAATCCCGGGGTCATTAAAAATGAACCAGCCTCGATAGTCCACATATTGATGCCACGGTTCTGCCACTCGATAGTCATCAGGTTCATAGACCTGCGAGCAGTTCGTAAGTCGTAACCACTACGCATTTCCCGTCCAGCACGCTCCCACGCCTCTTCAGCAATCTCGCTGAATTCCATATTGAAGATGGACGAACCTGATGTATAGCTCATTTAGCCGCTCTCATATTGTCAACTAAATTTGGGTATCGACGACCAGCAGCTTTAGCCGCAGCTTTTGCTTTGGCTTTTTTCTTAGGGGATAACTTTACTGGATCACCCAAAGATTCTGGTCTTGGTTTAGACCATACTTCTCCGCCTTTGGCGTACTCAGTAAAGTCGGTGTCATCGCGCCGTGCCTTTTTTGCCCCATCGGGCATTTTAGAGGGGGCTATAGCCCCCATCCCACGACTAGATATCATATTAGCATTTGCCGCCGCTATTGAGCAGCTTGCCTTTGGTCTTGCCACGTTGAGCAATACCGTCAGCACGTTTAGAAGCAGAACCTACTTTACCACCCTTGGCATAGTTCATGCTAGCGGCTTCGGCTGCTTCATGTTTAACCATAGACTTAGGAGCGCCCTTCTTTTGCATGAAGTTCATCTCTTTAGCTGCCATTGCTTTAGACTCTTTCATATCACCACCTTTTGAAAATTTGCGGCCCTTGTCCGCGTTAGAAAAATCCTTACCCACGGACTGTGGGACTCCCGCTTTCTTGGCGAACGATGGATTGTGGGCCACCGCCTCCATGAAATTGTGTTGTTTCCTGCTGGTACTAGGCATATTCAGCACTTCCACCTTGCAAGCGAAGCTGCTTTACGAGTAGGTTTGCCCTTCTCGTCTTTCATTGGCCCCGGCATGCCACTCATACGCGCACAAAATGACTTCTTACGTGCGCCACCTTCCGGCTGCGGAGCTTTCAGATTACTACCCGTAGCTGCGTTGTACTTAGCTCTGCCTTTGGCAGTCAAACCCGCCCCCTTGGAAGCAGGTAGCTTTTCGCCACGACCAACAGCAAGGGAGGGGGTTTTCTTAGCCATAGAACACCGTGATCCCGGTTACTGTGCCCGTACTTGTCGTTAAATACAAACCTGTATTAGCCAAAATACCTTCACCGGGGACTAGGATATAAAACGTGTTTGGATTACTGTTGCTAGCTAAGTCCATCGTGTAGAGAACGGCGGCTGTGGCGCTACCGTCTCGGATTTCAAATGTTACCGCCGTGCTTATTTTTGGGGATATAACAATACCCTTTAGTCGTGTTCGACCTACATAGTAAGAGCCAGCCGCGCTAAGGTGCGCACTTTTTACATCAGTTTGCATTGCCATAATCAATCTCCTTTAGAAAAGGGAGCCAAGGCTCCCGAGATCAATTATCGCTGCTGTGCAGGCTGGGACATTGCGCCACTTGAATCACGCATCATGTAGGCAACCACAACAGTTACCGCGCCAGTAGCAGATGAGCCAGTAGTAGTGAAAGTCAAAGCAGCATCAGTTGCGCCCACGTTGGCCTGAACAGGTGTAAACGTAGCGGCAGGAGACACGGTGATAGTGCCAGCCGTAGTGATAGTAGAAGCGGTATTGACATCAACACCCGCGATGGTCACTTTCAGTGTAGTGGCTGAAGCAAACAAAGTGGTAGTCAGAATTTGAACGCTGGTGATTAAAGCGCCTGCTGGGATAAAGCCAGCAGCATTACTGCCAGTTGCAACTTGTGCAGCGGTCAGATTAAAAGACTGAGCGACGATGGTGCAGCCAGTGTTTTGAACATTGCCAGCAGTGGTGCCTGTTGTGTCTTTAACAGTGCCCAACAGCCAAGGGCCTAGGTGAGTTGCGAATCCCATGATATTTCCTTACATACAAGTTAGGCGTATCAATCGGTATGTCGTCTGCCGGGACAGTTTGATACACCGGAAATCCCGGATTAAAAACAATATACAACAAAAGAAAAGGGGGCGCAAGCCCCCCTCTCTATATATTTCCTAAGAAATATTAAGCGCCGGGCGAACCGAAGATGCCCAACGGATCGCTGACGCCGAAGCTGTAACGCTCACGAGCTTTGTAACGTGAGTTCCCAGTATCAAAATCTGCATCCATGCCATTTTGCATTGGGCTACGCACAAAGTGCTTCAGACCATTAGGAACGTCAGTCATCAAGAACCAAGCATTGGTATCTGTCAGATAGTGGTTAACGCAATAGCCTTCGCGGATAGAACTGTTGTTCTTCAAAGCGTTGATGTCGTTGTCGGTTGTGCCAACACGCAACTCGGTCTCAAGGAGACGGGTTGCAACGATTTGCAAGCTTGGAGGAATAACCAGCTTTTTAGGCTGAGC